GGCGATGACGTACGCGGAGTCGCTGGATTCGGTCGGAAGCGACCAGGAACTGGCCAAGATCATCGGAATCGTCGGTCCTTCGCTGCTGAAGTGCCTGGAATCGCTCGGGGCGACGCCGAAGGCCCGCGCCGAGATCGGGAAGAAGGTCGACGGTGGCGGCGAGTCGCAACTCGCGAAGCTCCGCGCAGCTCGTCGGTAGCGAGCGCCCGAGGCTGTGGACCCGGCCGCTGCGCAGGCTGACGAAGGCGACGTCTCGCGGGTACGAGGTGGCCGAGTTCGCCGACAGGGTGCTGGGTGAGCCGCTGCTGCCGTGGCAACGGTGGCTCGCGATCCACGCGTTGGAGCTGCTGCCGGACGGCACCTACCGGTTCCGCACGGTGGTCGTGCCCGTCGCTCGGCAGAACGGAAAGACGTCCTTCGTCCGGACACTGAGCCTTTGGCGGATGTACCTGGACGGTGCCCGCCTGGTGCTCGGCGCCGCGCAGGACGTCAGTTTCGCCCGCGAGGTGTGGACGTCGGCTGTGGATTCGATCCGGTCGTCGCCGGACCTGGCGGCCGAGCTCGGCACGGTGCGCCGCACGAACGGTGACGAGTGGTTCCGGTTGGCCAACGGCGCCCGTTGGAAGATCACAGCGACGAACGACAAGGCCGGCCGCGGCCTCTCGGTCGACCAGCTCAACCTGGATGAGGTCCGCACCCAGCGGAAGTGGGACGCCTGGTCGTCCCTCAGCAAGACGACCCAGGCCCGGGCCAACGGGCAAATCTGGTGTACGTCGAACGCCGGTGACGATGAGTCGGTCGTCCTCAACGGTCTGCGGGATGCGGGTCTGTCGGGCCGGGACGAGTCGATCGGTCTGTTCGAGTGGAGTGCGCCGGACAACTGCGACCTCGAGGATCCGAGGGCGTGGCAGGCCGCGAACCCGGGCCTGGGTCACACGGTCAGCGTGGCCGCGATCCGGTCGTCGCTGGCGACCGATCCGCCCGAGGTGTTCCGCTCCGAAGTGCTGTGCCAGCGGGTCACGAGCCTCGACGGTGCGGTCGACCTGACCGCGTGGAAGGACTGCAAGGACCCCGCGCAGACGCTCGACAGTCTCCGGGACCGGGTGGTCGTGGTCGTCGACGTCGCCCCGGACGGAGCGCACACCACCCTGCTCGCGGCTGCTACCACGGACGACGGCCGGGTCAAGGTCGAGCCGGTCGCGGCATGGCCATCGACCGACACGGCCCGCACGGAGCTGCCCGAGATCCTCGGCCGCGTCGATCCGCTCGCGACCGGATGGTTCCCGTCCGGCCCGGGCGCTGCCCTGGGGCCGGTGCTGCGGGAGCTGGGCGCTCACGAGATCAAGGGCACGCAGGTCGCCGAGGCGTGCATGTCATTCGCCGACCTGGTCGCCGCCCGGAAGATCATCCATCCCGGCGACCCACTGCTCGACGCCCACGTCGCAGGCGCGTCGAAGCTGCACTCCGGTGACGGCTGGCGATTCACCCGCAAGGGCGCCGGCCACTGCGACGCCGCTTACGCCGCCGCCGGCGCCGTCCATCTTGCCCTGACCCTGCCCGAGGAGAAGCCCATGCCGAAGCCGATGGTGGTGTGACGTGGGCTGGTTCCGTCGTCGCCGGCAACACGACCGCGACACACAGTACGTCGCCACCGACCTGGAGTCCGGCGCCTCGCAGACGTTCGTCATCTACGACAACCTGGCGCCCGACTGGTCGGGCCGTCACTACCGCGGCGGGATGAGCGTCCCGGGTGCGTGGCGGGCGTCGCTACAGATCAGCGATCTGCTGGGCTCGGTGCCGTGGCACGCCTACCGCGAGCGTGGTGCGGGTCCGATCGAACGGCTCACCCCGACGCCCCCACTGCTGGACCAGCCGAACCCGGCCGAGACCAGGATGAGCACGTTCTCGTCCTGGGCGCTGGACCTCGTGTGGGAAGGTAATGCCGTCGGGATCGTCGCAGCGCGCAACCTGATGGGCTGGCCCACGGCAGTATTGCCGGTGCCCGCCGACATGGTGATGGTGCGCCGCGTCGGTCTCGGCGCCAATGCGGGCGGACTGCCGGTCGGCTCGGTCGAGTACAACATCGGCGGGCAGTCGTTCGGCCCGGCCGACATCGTCCACATCAAGGGACCGTCGGCGCCCGGTGAGCTGCGCGGGATGGGTGTCCTCGAGTGCCATCTGTCGACGCTCACCCTGGCTCGCGACCAGGCCAGCCAGGCCGACTCGGTCAGCCGCCACGGCGTCCCCACCGGACTGCTGAAGACCACCAACCCGGACGCCACGGAGCAGGATCTCCGGGACGCCAAGACGGCGTGGATGAACGCTCAGGCCGAGCGCACCATCGCGTCGCTGAACGCCACCACCGAGTTCGAGCCGCTCTCGTGGAACCCGGAGGAGCTGCAGCTCGTCGAGGCACGAAAGTTCACGCTGCACGAGCTGGCACTGATTTTCGGTCTCCCGCTGTACTTCCTGGGAGCCGATCAGTCTTCGCGGACCTACAGCAACATCGAGCAAGAGGGGCTGAACCTCTTGAAGTTCTCGCTCGGTGGGCACCTCGCCAGGTTCGAGCAGACCCTGACCATGCACATGCCCCGCGGCACCTTCGCCAAGGCATCGCTTGACGCGATCCTCCGCGCCGACACCCTGACCCGCTACCAGGCGCACGCGATCGCGATCGACAAGCGGTTCCTCACTGTCGACGAGGTCCGCGCCCTCGAGGATCGCGCACCCCTACCGGATCAGCCTGAAACACAGCCCACTGACAACCCTGACGCCCCGCCGGCCGCCGAGGACGGTGACACCGATGAGTGAGACCCTTTACCGCACCTTCGCCCCGGACATCGAGATCCGTTCGGGTGGCGACGGCCGAACCCTGGCCGGTATCGCCGTGCCGTTCAATCAGCCGGTCCGCATCGACGAGCGCCTGGTCGAGCAGTTCGCCCACGGCGCGTTCCGGCACCAGGAGTCGGCCGCCCATCGGGTGAAGCTGGCCCGGGAGCACATCAGGCTGGGCGGCACCCTGATCGGCCGCCTGACGCTGATGCGGAACGACGCCAAGGGCCAGTACATCGAAGCCCGGGTCGCCGAGACCCCGATGGGCGATGAGACCCTCGCGCTGGTGCGCGACGGCGCGCTGTCGGAGTGGTCGATCGGCTTCCGTGAGCGGCAGAACCGCCGCCTGTCCGGCGGCGTGATCGAGCGAGTCACCGCCGATCTCCGCGAGGTCGCGCTGACCCTCGAAGGCGCGTACGGCGAGGCCGCCGCTGTGGCCGCTGTCCGCTCGGCCGACGACCGCCCGAACCTGGAGCAGGCCCGCCAGATCCTCGCCGGCCTGCCCACCCTGCCGCCTCTGTAGCAGCCCCAGTTCTCCGGCCACGTCAACGGACGCGGCCGGCGCCGATACCGGCACCTCCAACCACACCCCCGCCTCTCAGCGATGCGGGCACCTGGCGTGGACACCCCGGTCACTCGCGATTCCCACGAGATGACCAGGAGACACACCCATGTCCACCAACCCCTACCTCGAGCGCCTCCGTACGCGGTACGACGGCCTCAAGTCCGGCATCGAGGGCTTGCAGACCCGCGCCGCCGACGAGGAGCGCGACCTCACCGAGGACGAGCTCCGATCCATCAAGGAGCAGTCCGACGAGGCCAAGACCCTCGCCACCCAGATCGAGGACCTCACCGAGGTCGAGACCCGCAACCGCAAGGTCGAAGGGCTCGCCGCGTCGCTGGTCCCGACCGACGAGAGCGGCGAGACCCGGTTCCACACCCAGGACCGCGACCCCGGCCACTACGCCCGGTCGTCCGAGCACTCGTTCTTCGCCGACATGTACAGCGCACGGGGAGACAACGACGCCGACGCGGCCCGCCGGCTGGTCGAGCACAACCGTGCTCTGACCACCGCGGGTGCCGGTGCCGGCATCGTGCCGCCGAAGTGGCTGACCGACGAGTACGCCGCGATGGCCCGCCAGGGCCGTTCGCTCGCCAGCGCGGTACGCAACATCCCGCTCGGCTCCGACCCTCGCCCGCTCACGCTGCCGAAGCAGACGACCGGCGCCGACGCCGTGGTTCCGGCCGAGCAGGTGGCTGAGAACGACGTCACCCCGAGCACGGACAAGTTCGCCAGCTCGG